TTGCACAACTGCTTGCTGTGGAGGACCGCCAGTCAAGAAGCCAAGTTCGGAACTTGTGGTTCCGTCCCTTGACGCAGACCTTGCTGCCTGGAGAGCTGCACCGAATGTAGCGAAGTTGGAAGCAGCTTTCAAGGCTGGGGGATTCACCGATCTGAAAGATCACCGCAAGGTGGTTACTGACAGGAGAACGTATCACTGGTCCATGGCTCCTGGTCGGTACGTTGACAAAGACACGGGTGCGGTGGCCTTGAAGAAGGTCGTGAAGATGGTTGAGCTGTCTGTTGCACCACTCCCAGGTGTGAGTCCAAAGACAGAGGTTGTTGTCCGTCAAGAACAAGAAGTGATGGAGCCAGTCATGGAGTTCACAGGAACCATGGGGGATTGGTTTGAAACACTTCAAGAGCTCATCACTCAGGCTGCCAACGATATGTTCCGCAGGAACCTCTTTGTTGCAAATATTGTGGAAACTACTCCATTCATTACTGATGGAATCTTGTCCGGGAGGAACTACCACCCCGACGCTTGGGAACGGGTGAGCCCGACTAGCTGGGTTGCTTCGAACAACCTGTTCAATCGGTTCACTCTCTTGCGCACCAGCACGCATCCAGGGAACAGGATCAACGTGAAGTTGGTTTCCAGGTTCAAGGCAGAAATTGGGAATATCCACAAGGAAGTGCCTGAGCTCGACATCGTGGCTTTGGACCAACCTGCTTTGTTGGCAGACTACGAAATTATCGTTTTGGACATGCCTGTGCTCTAGAGCCATATTCCTCTGGAATAGAGGAATTAATGACACAAGAGCTAACAAATCCATACAGAACTGTTCCAACCGCACCAATCACACCTCCAACCCCAGTTGTGGAGGACAAGAATGTGCGCTTCTGGTCCAGAGCCCCAGGCAAGTTCGTCAACAAGCTGACGGGAGCTGATTCTGCCCTTAACAAGGGAGTGGCGAGTGCGGGCCCAATGTTTACTGGGACCGTCCGCTCGTGGTACGAAACACTCGTTGATGTGATTGACGATGCTGCGTCGACGGTGAGGCACCGTACGAACCAAATGCCTCAAATTCTGGAGTGCTCCCCGGATTTTGCAAATATCCTTGAGCACGCTGCTGCGTATCGTCCTGTGTACTATGCAAACAATGACAGCCCAAAGGAGACAATGAAGGGGGCCTTTGGTGAGCTTGTTGGTGTGCTGAATGGGAAGTTCTACGTTCACGTAAGTTCCGAACTTCCTGCCTCGGTGGCGAAGCTTGTACTCGTGACCGACAAGAAGGTTTCACGCGCCGGGTTTACAGGCCAGAAGAAGCTTGAGGTCAAGGTCGAAGGAAATGTTGTCCCAAGTCTCTTCGAGGATGACTGGAAGGTTGGCGCTGCTTTCACTGATGAGCCTCTTCCTTGTCTCACTCGTCTTGATGGAATCACCATCAAGATCCTCGACATGAACCTCCTCTGAAGCCTTCTGAACGCCTTCTAGCGTGGTACAACCTAATTACCACGGAAAGGCGTATGAAATGAAGGTAAAAGAGCTAAAGAAGATGGTGATGGAGAGCGTCACCAGAACAATGAAGGAAGCTGGATACGACCAATATGGAGAAGGTGTATCGCAAGCAACTGACCCAAGCTGGTTTGATACCTTGCTTGCTCCCGATGAATCGCCGCCTGAAATGAAGGACACTCCAGAAGCCAGAGTTTTGGTTGATGCAGCCAAAAAGCTCTTGAAGAAGGCTGGGAAGATTGACAAGGAAGTCATGAACCAAGTCTCCGCTGAGTTGGAGCAGAACTTCAACCTACCTGACGGGGTAAGCTGGGAAGTGGTCCATGCCGCCTTTGAGGAGCTCAAGAGTGACATGCTTTCCGAGGCACCACCAGAGGGATGGCACGGCACTGTGAGGGCTATGAAGACCCACGGACACACCGGCAAAGGTGGAGAGATCGACAACCCATATGCCTTGGCACACCACATGGCAAACAAGGGAGATGAGCCTCACTACAAGGAACAACCAACTTCCAAGAAGGGCGCTCCTGAAAAGAAGAAGAAGTTCATGAGCACGGAAGCCTTCGTTGATATGGTCCGTGAGATGATCAAAGAGGAGCTTGCCGCTCTTCGCAAAGGAAAGTGAATCATGGCAAAAGAGTTCATGAGCATGGAGGCGTTCGAGAAGCTGGTAATGGAGTACATCCGTGAGGCTGTGAAAGAGGAGATGCTCAAGGACCTTTCAAAGCTCTCGGAGGTCACCCAGGGCACTCTTTCTACTGGAACATCCACTACGTCCATGGGCACCTCTGGAACGACTGGAACGACCGGTACGAAGTCGGGAGTTGGTACAAAACCTGGGAACGATGACCCGGCAAACAACGTGATGGTTCCGGGAACCAACATGAATATCAACCAAGGTCTCCAGGCTGCTGCGAAGGAAACGAACTTCAAGAAGAAGGCCGACCTCTTGAACAAGATGAGCACCCAAATTCAGGGAATGAAGGGCCTCGTTATCAAATAATGTGACGTTTGCCAGCCCTACTTAACGGGTAGGCTCATGGCAACGTTCGTAACCACTCCTCGACCAACATCGTTTGGGCTATTCGACTCAGACCCAGCGTTCCAAAGGGATGCTGATTCCATGGTGACTTACGTCAAGCGCAAGGCTGGGGAGACCACGCTTTCGACTGAGTTGTCGAAGAAGGAAATTTGGTCTTGCTTTGAGGAGGCGACCTGGAGATTCAACTCTTGGGTTATCGAATACCAGACAAAGAGCAACCTTGCCAGCCTTCTTGGGACTCCGACAGGTTCTTGGGATTCCACGACCAACCAGAATACCATCAACCTCACGAACGTCTACGTTGCTCCGAACCTTGAGTTCCTTGATAGGTTGGCTGAACCTTATGCCAACATCATCGGTTTCGGTTCGACCCAGAACTCCTTTTCCGGCTCCATTGACATGGTAACCGGGAAGCAGGATTACGACCTTTTCACTGATCTGAAGGATGAAGCTGGCAATGCTCTGTACGGCATGCTTTCTGGCTCTGGTGGAAAGATGCGTGTCTTTGAGGTGTTCCACTTCGCTCCAATCCAGTATCTCTTCAACTCCTCATTCGGTACGAACTTTGGAAACGTAGCAGGTGTTGGTATCCCAATGGGAGCCTTCAACACGGATACCCGTTTCCACATCCTCCCGCTCTACGAGGATGTTCTTCGTGCTGGTCAGCTCAAGCTGGCAAGCAAGGTGAGAAGATCCCATTACACCTACAAGATTTCCGGCAGGAACATCCGTTTCTTTCCCGTTCCAACCTCCATCATCCCAGGGGTGAACAATAAGGTTTGGATTCGAGTTGGTTTCCAAGCCCAGGTGAATGGAGCCTTCATTGACCTTGGTGTCAGTAGCTCACTCAGCGGAACAGCAGGGCTTGCAGGCTCTTCTGGTTTCTCTGGAGTAGCAGCAGGAGCTTCCAATCCCGCCAACATCCCATTCGGCCTTGTGAACTACGCAACCCTCAACCAGTGGGCAAAGAACTGGATTGCCAGAATGACCTTTGCCCTCGCTCTGGAGATCATGGGCCGTGTCCGTCGTAAGGTCAAGCGTATCCCCATTCCAAATGCTGACCTCGAACTGGATGGCTCTGAGCTCGTTCAGGAAGCCAGGGAAGACCAAACCAAGCTGATCGAGGAACTCAAGGGCCAACTTGAGTCACTGTCCTATGACAAGCTTCAAGAGATGGAAGCTCAGAAGGCCGAGAACTTGATGAAGCAACTTTCCTTCCTTCCCATGCCTCCAACCCACACGATCAAGATGTTCTGAGAACTCTTCTCATAGTGGAAGATAACCAGGAAGAGGAAGAGAAGGGAGATATAGGAGAAATAAGATGCCACGGCTGTTCGTAACCCAAAAAGAGATCGACTACTTCAATGACCTCGGCAAGGAGTTCATCAAGGACATTGTCGGCCAAGCCATCATTTACTGGCCCGTCTCGACCCTGAAGACGAAGATCCACCCTGTGTACAATGAGGCCGTGAAGAAAATCTTCGAAAACCCAATCAAGGTTGATGCCCTGGTTGGACAGCCTCAATGGGAGACGAAGATGACCACCTTTGGACCTGAGCAACAGAACACACTTGAGGTGTTCCTCCAGGCCAGAGACTTGGCTCAAAAGGGTCTTGAGCTTTCGGAGGGAGATTTCTTCACTTATGGCGATAACGCCTACGAGATCGTCTCTTATCTGAACATGAACAACTTCTTCGGGCAGGTTGAGCACGATGTCGCCTTCAAAGTTATCGGGAAGCTTGCCCGTCCAGGAGAGTTCAACCCTCAGAAGTTCTTCAAGCCAGTTGAAGAGACGACCCCACCAACTCCATTTGAGCAACAGAGGGGAATTGCAGAGAACAGCGATGGGCCAACAGGTGACATCCGTGATGTTCGTGAACGTCTTGGAGATGACCTTCCTGCCCCTGCCCTTGGAGATGGTCCAAGGCGAGTTGATGTAGACCCAACCCTGAAAGCGAATACCCTGTACGATGAATAACCTGAAATCTGTCCTGGACTTCTGGCTTCTTGAGGCTCAAGAGCTCGAAGAGGCAAAGTTCAACCCGGAGATGTTCGACAAGATGGACAGTCCAGAGCAAATGATCCTTACCGTTGCGGGTAAGCTTCCATTGCTCGGAGAAGGTTCGTCTCGTGCTGCCTTTCTTCTTGATAGCAAGAGGGCTTTGAAGATCGCCAAGAATGAGAAAGGACTTGCTCAGAACAGAGCAGAGTACGAGCTGGCTCAGAATCCCGGCGTGGCTCCTTTGGTTACGAGGATTTACAAGATGGGACAAAACGACGCCTGGATGGTGTCAGAGCTGGTACGTCCGCTCAAAAACCATAAGGAGTTCGAGCAACTCACCCAGGTTCCTTGGAGCTTCATGCACAAGTTCCTGGCCCACTACAGCTCGTTGGGTGGTGTTGGACAAGCCTTCGATGTAACAGTAAAGGCCCAAATTGAAGCTGATAAGCGTGCACGCCTTCCAGTGCCAGGAATGTCAGTTCGGGGGATCGAATATCTTCCATTCATTGGAAGACTCTTCACAGCCTTGGCAAATCGCCCTGACTTGATCCCTGCCGACTTGCAGCTTCTAGACCACTGGGGCAAGACACCGGACCAGCGTGTTGTTTTGCTTGATTCCGGGTACACCGAAGATGTCTATGCTTCCCACTATGCTACTCGGGCATAATTACCAGCATGGCACCATCCGGGAAGAATTCTACTCGCTGGAACATTGAGCGTGACCCAAGAAACCCGGTAGATCATCTTCCTACAGGTTACGAGGGCTCAAGTCCTACAGACTACACCATCCCTTCATGTGACATTGAAGATGTGGATGTGGCAGTCCATGCACTGTTCGACAGGGAAATTGGGTTTGCAGCTCAGAGCATCTCCGATGGGGAGTCTTCTGTTGAGCAGGTCAACAAACCTCTTGTCATTCTGGCTGGAGGGGAGAGATTCGCCCTTGTCAAGAAGCTCCGTCCAATCAGGACCAAGAAGGATCACCAGTTGATTCTTCCTGCTATTGCCATTCGCAGGAAGTCAATCACCCAAACTCCCGACGATCTAACCTCCAGGGGTATGAATCAGTTTACCGGAGACTTGGTGATTAAGAGAAGGCTTGCTTCGGAGGATAGGGACTACCAGAACCTTGTCAACAAGCTTGCCTTGACTGACTTGAACCCAAATGGGCCAAGTTCCACCAGAGACCAAGGTCAAAATGGTCCAAATGTTGACGAGGCTGTTAGGGAGGGGGCTCTTCTTGACCCAAAGCTCGGCAACAACGTTTGGGAAATCATCACCATCCCACAGCCACAGTTCTACACGGCCACATATGAGATTACCTTTTGGTCATCTTACTCTGTCCACATGAACTACATGGTTACGACTCTCTTGAGCGCACAGCTTCCTCAAGGAAAGATGTTTCGCTTGAACACCCCAAAGGGGTATTGGTTCATTGGCGAAATCTCCGATGAGGTAACCTCGGCTGACAACTTTGAAGAGTTCACCGAGGACAAGAAGGTTATCCGCTACACCTTCCAGATGACCGTGAAAGCCTTCCTCTTGGCTTCCAACGGGCCTGGAATGCCTGTTCCTGTCAGGAGAGAAATCTCTGCCGTGGAAATCTCCTTTGAGACAGTGATCCCGACAGGAAAGGTTGTAAGCCCACAGGGACCCAATCTCCCAGGTGAGCCGTATGCCCTGTCAGATATCGAAGAAAGGGTTGAGGATGCTCAAACTTTGACTTCGGACCAGAGATTCATTGTCGAGAAGAAGGTGGCCAATCCTCTCACTGGCAAGATGGCCGTAAAAAAGGCCAGCATCCTGGGAAGCAACCAAAAGCAAGGCGAAACAGTGTACTACGCCGATGGGTTTGAGACCCTCGACGAGTTCATCCTCGCAATCCAAGGGAAATGAAGCCTGACTCCAAGTCGGAATCGTGGATATTGGACCCTAATTATCGCAAGACAATCTGAACTGATTGCTGCGTTCCGTGGCAGAAGTTAGACGAGGGACATAATGAGCGACCAAATTTTCAAGAGCCCAGGGTTCTACGACCGTGAAATCGACCTCTCTGCCAGGACGGTTGAGCCTTCTGGTATTCCGGCTGCAATCGTTGGTACTTCGCAAAAGGGACCAGCTTTTGTGCCAGTTACCCTTGGTTCTTTTGCTGACTTCCAGAGCAAGTTCGGCGACTTGAACCCAAAGTTTGCTGCCCCATACGCAGTGCAGAAGTGGCTTGACAACCGCTTTGCTGCCACATTTGTTCGTGTTCTTGGTGGTGGAGCCAACTCCACCCAGACCGAGTTCGACAACACCAGGACAAAGGGAATTGTCAAGAATGCAGGTTTCTCGATCAGCGGTTCCGCTGTGGGTGCTGGAGACCTTCGTTACAAGGGTTCGACGCAGTTTATCGTTGCCAAGCACGTTGTGACTGGAACTGAGGTCTACGGACTTCCAATGTTCTCGGACAACTCGTCCTTCTTCACGACTGGTTCGTCTACGGACGTTTACTTGGTTCGTGGAATGGTCTTCACGGCCTACGATACTCGCCTGATGATCATGTCTGCCTCAGACACCTTCTCTGGGGCTCTGGACGACTTTGCAACGCTCGATTCGGCTTCGACAAGCGTGACCTACAAGAAGTTCAAGCTTGTCCTCTCCTCGTCCTCTGGTTCGTCTTTCGGAAACACCGATGGATACGCTGGCGTGAGGATCATGACAGCTTCGTTGAACCCAACGAGCCCAGACTACATTGCCAAGATCCTGAACACCGATCCCGAGAAGTTCGAGACAGAGCGCCACGTCCTTTACTGCGACTTTGCAGTGGACGACGAGATTGCTACGGTTTCTACTGCATCCAACTGTGTTGGTGTGGTTTCTGGCTCCTCGAACACCTCGGCAAACTCTGGAAACACTTCCCTGACGCTCAGGGATGCCTTCGGCCGCTTTGACACAAGGTTCACGACACCAAAGACGACTTGGTTCATCTCTCAACCTTTCGGGGCAACAGAGTACAACCTCTTCTACTTTGAGTCCCTGGACGACGGTGCTTACGCCAACCAGAAGTACAAGATTTCGATTGCCAACCTGAGAGCTTCGAGCGATCCGAAGTACCTCTTTGGAACCTTCACTGTCCTTGTTCGTGCCTTCGACGACACGGACATTGAACCAATGGTGATCGAGCAGTACAACAACGTCAGCCTCGACCCTGACGCTGACAACTACATCGCCAAGGTCATTGGTGACATCAAGGTTTCCTACACCTTTGATACCCTCGACCCAGAGGACCGCCGTTTGGTGAAGGAAGGCCAGAACCCAAACCGTTCGAAGCTCATTCGCGTGGTTGTATCTGACCAAGTCACCAGGAAGACAATTCCAGGAAATGCTCTTCCATTCGGTTTCCGTGGTTTTGGCTTCCTGAACACCTCCCACACTGGAAACGACGGTTTGCCGGTTGGTGGAATCTCCGGTTCCTTCATCCGTCTCGCAGCTTCCGGCACAACAGACGGTCGTCTGCTCTCGGCAATGCTCCCTCCACTTCCTTTCCGCTTCAAGGTGACAAGGGGTGAGGTTTCTGCTTCTGCTGGCTTTGAGGGTCAACCTGGAGCCAACGAGGTTGTGGATTCCAGGTACTTCTGGGGTGTCAAGGGCGAGCGCAATGTGAACGTCCTGAACCCAAACATCTCGAACGAGCCAAACGCCTTGGTGGGTGCTTTGACGAAGTTCCACGGAATTGAGAAGCTCGACGTGTTGGTGACCGGCTCCAAGGCTGACACCTTCAACGACAACAAGTTCACGCTCGCAAGGGTGTGCCTTTCGAACATCACTCTCGCTGACGTTACGGCTTCGGCAGAGACCCACATGAAGGAAACGGCTTACATCCGTAACGGAACGGTTGATCCATCGGATTACACCGTCACCGACACGAATGGAGCTCGTGTTACGTTGGCAACTCTTCTGATGAAGGGTTCCACGGCGGCTGTGTTCAACCAATTCTCGGATTACGCCAAGTTCACGACTGTGATGGCTGGTGGATTCGATGGAGTCAACATCCTGGACAAGAACGCTGCTCGTTTGAACGACAAGGCTACCTCTACGGAGAGTGGCGGTGGTGCAAATGGCAGCTTCACGTCTCCAGGATTCTCCTCGAACCTTACGGGAACAGGAAAGACCAACGCCTCGATCTTCTCCTACCAGACGGCAGTGAAGATCATCACAGACCCTTTGATCTCCCAGCACAACATTCTGGTGATCCCAGGAATCCGTGAGCCATTCGTCACCGACGATGCTGCTACGAAGACGGCTGAGCACACCCTGTCCATGTACATCATGGATATCCCTTACTACGACTTCAATGGAACCCGCATCTTCGACGGAGACAGCGGTCGTTACACTGACTCGGATGAAACCAAGGATGTGTTCGATGCTCGTGCAATCGACAACGATGCAGTAACCGCAGCCTTCCCAAACACAACGATTGAGGACACAACAAATGGCAGAAACGTCATTGTTCCCGCAAGCGCTGTGACCTTGTCGGCTTTCGGCTACAACGACAGGGTTGGCTACCCATGGTTTGCTCCTGCCGGATTCAACCGCGCTGCTCTTGGCTTTGTCAAGGGAACTACAGCAAGGTTGAACCAGCCAGAGCGTGATCGTCTGATTGCGGCAAGAATCAACCCAATCGTGAGGTACCCACAAGCTGGTTTCGTGATTCCAAGCCAGATGACCCTCAAGCAAGGAAAGTCCTCTTTGACCTCTACGAATGTCAAGAGAATGATCCTTGAAGCCAAGAGGAGCATCGTTGAAATCGGAAACAAGCTCATGTTCGAGAACATGACAGTCTCCCTCCGTACGGAGCTTGTGAAGCAGTACAACGCTGTTTTGTCGAGCATCCAGGCAAAGGGTGGACTCCAGGCTTTCGTTGTGATCTGCGACGACAGCAACAACACCCAGGTCGATATCGACTCCAACCAGATGAACGTTCAAATCCGCTTGCTCCCAACTCTCGCAGTTGAGTTCATCGCAATTGACTTCATCGTCACGCAAAGCGGCGTTCAGTTCGTCTGATAAAACAGGGGAACCTGAACAGCCCACACGGGCATACTTACCGAATAGCTGTCTAAGGGAAAAGCATCATGGCACAAGGATTTAAGAGCGCTGGCGTAACAACCCGAGAAATCGACCTGACGGGACCAACAGCCAATGAACCAGTCGGAATTCCTGCTGGAGTGATTGCTCCTGCATCGAAGGGGCCTGCATTTGTGCCAGTGACCCTCCCTGGAATGAAGGACTTTGTGGTGCGCTTCGGAGCGCCTACAACCACTTTCCGTGCAGGTCCTCTGGCAGCAAATGAGTGGCTCAGGAACGCACAGGCAATTACCTACATGCGTGTCCTCGGTGCTGGTGACGGCCAGAAGAGAACTTCTTCGGGCAACAACGCTGGCAAGGTGACAAATGCAGGTTTCGTGGTTGGAGATGAGCAGCCACAAGCAACGCTTTCAGGAAACCTTGGAAGCAACGCCTTTGCAAACACCACAGGACCTCTTGGAAGGACTTACTTCCTGGGAGCGTTCATGTCGCAGTCTAACGGCTCGACAGTCTTCACCGATGCAGGACTCTCCGCCCAGGGAATTCCTGTTATCCGTGGCGTCCTGATGGCTGCTTCTGGCGTGGTTCTGACTCTTTCCAGCTCCTACAACACTACCTCTACAGCTCCGTCCACAACGGCTGCTGCAACGGCTGCAAACATCAAGGGAGCTATCTCTGGAGCCGTGAACCTTGGTTCCAGCAAGCAAGAGTTTGTCATGTTCCTGAATGGACACAAGGCAACGGACTCGGCTTACAGCAATGTGATCACGGCTTCGTTTGATCCTTCTGCTCCGAACTACTTTGCAAAGACCTTCAACAAGGACCCACTTCTCCTGGAGCGTGCCGGTTACGTTCTCTACAGCCACCACGACATTCACCCAGCAATCGCTGTTGTGACGGGTTCTGGAATCGTTGTTGCAGCATCCGGTGCAGCCGCAGGCAACAGCTACCGTGAGCGTTGCGCATTCATCTTGACTGGTTCGCAGACAAGGAACAGCGGAACAACCACGGCTCCAAACTTCGAAGGATTCGAGGATCGCTTTGCTACAGCCAAGTCGACCTGGGTCATCTCGCAGAGGTTCGGTGGTCGTCCAATCAACCTCTTCCAGGTTTGGGCATCCGGTGATGGTGAAGAGCCAAATGCCAAGCTGAAGATTTCCATTGAGAACATCCAGCCATCGAACTCCGACACAACACAGTTTGGAACCTTCGACCTCCTTGTTCGTGACTTCAACGATTCGGACAACAACAAGGTTGTTCTTGAAGCATGGAGAGCTTTGAGCCTCGACGTTGGAAGCCCAAGGTACATTGGCAAGATCATCGGTGACGCAAGGCTGTTCTACAACTTCGACGCAACCCTTGGGAAGCAGAAGTTGAACCAGACGGGCGATTACCCAATCCGCTCGAAGTACATCCGTGTCCAGATTTCCGACGACGTGACAAATGGAGAAGCTCCTGAGACAGCCCTTCCAATGGGTTTCAGGGGCTACCCTCACCTCATCACCTCGGGAACGGCTCCAATGCCAGCATTCTCGGATTCGGCTGGTTACAGCTCGTCGAACCCATTCTACAAGCTTGTGCAGCCACCTGTGCCATTCCGCTTGGTGTTGACAAGGGGAACGAGCCCAACTCAGACTTCGGACAAGAACCTCTACTGGGGTGTTCAGTTCGAGCGTCAAGAGTCGGCAACCGATCCAAACTCCAGCTACGTGGCAAACGACTCCATCAAGTCGTACTCGAAGTATTTCCCAACATTCCAGACTGTTTGGCAAAATGTCCTTGTTTCTGCAAATGAGGGAGTTGCTGCCACGGCAGAAAACGGAATTCTCGACGCTGACAGGTTCAACAACAACCTGTTCACCCTGGAGAACTTGACTGTTCCATACGTTTCCGCAAGCGGAATTGCTGATGGAACCAAGCCAGAGAACTGGGCCTACACCCGTGCCGGTGGAATCACCACAAACACCACGGCTTTGACCAAGGCTCTCACCGTGTCGGATCTCTTGGACCCAGGAGCCCGTGCTCTTGCCAAGTTCTCCTTCACCCTTCAGGGCGGCTTTGACGGTGTCCGCATCTTCGATGCAGATGCAGCACAGCTCACAAACAAGGCTCTTGCAGAAGAGATGACCTACACAGCTCGTGGTTTGTCCTCGGGTCCTACGGTTTCGTCCTTCACCAAGGCTCTGTCGATCATGCAGGATTCGACGGAAGTTGACATCCAGCTCTTGGCAATGCCTGGAGTTCGCCAGCGCTATGTTACGGACTTGGCAATCCGCTCCGTGGAAGACCGTTTCGACGCTCTTTACCTCATGGACATTGAAGAGAGGGACATTGACAACCTCGTTGTCTCTGGTTCTTCGCAGCGTGTGAGCGTGAACAACACGATTACGAACTTCTCGGGTCGTGGATTGAACAGCTCGTTTGCAGCAGCCTACTTCCCTGACCTGACCATGAAGGATGGATACAACCGTGATACGGTCCGTGTTCCTCCAACGGTTGGTGTTCTTGGAGCATTCAGCAAGAACGACGCTGTAGGTTACCCATGGTTCGCTCCTGCCGGTTTCACCAGAGGCGCTCTTGAGTCGTCTGTGGAGCCTGTGGTTCGCTTGTCCAAGGCAAACATGGACGCTCTTTACGCCGTCAACATCAACCCAATTGTGTCCTTCCCAGGAAGCACAGGACCGGTTGTGTGGGGTCAGAAGACTGTCCTTGCTCGCCAGAGCTCCATGGACCGCGTGAACGTTCGTAGGCTCTTGATTGCAGTGCGCCGTGAGGTTCGCAAGGTCGCAAACAAGATGCTCTTCGAGCAGTCCCGTGAGGCCACAATTGCAAGGTTCAATCAGCAGGTGACTCCAATCCTGAAGAAGATTCAGGATCAGAGGGGACTTGATGGATTCAAGGTCGCAATTGACACCTCAACCACAACCCAGGCCGACTTGGAAAACAAGACGATCAGGGGCAAGGTCTTCATCATCCCAACGAAGACACTCGAATTCCTCTCGGTGGACTTCGTAATTACCAACAGGGGTAACTTTTCCCAAGGATGATGAGAGATGAGTAAGATCAAGGAGACAAGGCTGCCAGTTCAATTCATCAAGCCCGGAGATATCCGAGCCATGGTAAATTGGCTTGATTTGCCACAAAACCACGACGCAGCAGTGAACGCCATCGCTGTTGTTCCTGACTCAAAGCGAGATAGGGCCTTCGTTGACTTCCTTGCTTCATCCCCAGCCTTCCAGGGATGGGAATACAACCAAATTGCACAGGCCGTCGACCAAGCCAACGAAATGGACTTGATGGAGAAGAAAATGAAGAAGAGCGATCTCAAGAAGCTGGTTTCCGAGGCCGTAAAGGGTGGAATCCAAAAGGCAATCCAAGAAAAGAAGACCGCCCCAAAGGCAAAGATCAGCAAGACAGCACTTGCTGAGGCTGTCCGCAAGGTTGTTCGTTCTTCTCTTCAGGAGGTGAGCATGCCAGGGGGAGCAATGCCTCCAGCAGGCAAGCCATCGGGTTCCATGATGACTGCCCCAACCCAGGAGGGTGTTTCGGACGGCGATCCAAAGAGAGGAAGCTCTAGCTTTGGTCAGCTTCCATCTCCAGAGGAGCTTCAGGCTGCTTTGGACGCCGATGGTGGTTGGTCAATGACCCTTCGTGGTTCGGACGCACGTTCGTTCGAAGCTGCAATGGCAAAGGCCGGAATGGATTCAGGCGAAGCAGAGGCAATGATGGATACCGGAGAGGGTATGCACAAGGTTCTTTCTGCTCTCTTGGATTCCGGTGATGAGAATGCAGAGAGCCTTGCCTCGGGCATCATGGATGTCCTTGGTTGGGAGTGGATCTGATGAAAATCAAAGACCTGAAGCACATGGTTCAGGAAGCCGTGCAGAAGGCGATCAGGGAGAACCTCGACCGTCCTGTTGATGCTTCGGACCTTGACGACGCAACACAGCTTTTGATGCTGATTACCGGCCGAATTATGTCGGCTCACGGAAAGGATATTCCTTCCGAGGTGATCCAAAAGGCTGTTCATCACATTGAGCAAGCTGATGGCATCTTGGCGGCAGCCGGTCTGAAAGCAGACGAAGCTGACGTGAGAGGAATCGCCGAGTCGATTAGCAAGCAAAAAAGATAAGCGAATACTTATCGGAGAAGAGAGTAAGAACAAATGGCTACCACACTCGGCGTAGAAGACATGCTTGTCACCAAGTTTCAACCACTTGTCAAGCGTCAATTCATCCTGGCAATTGAAGGAATCGACGCATTCCTTGTGAAGACGGCTTCTCGCCCAACTTTCACAACGGAAGAGGTCGCCATTCCGTTCATGAATCAAACACGGTACATTGGAGGTAAGACGACCTTCAACACGATGACCGTGACAATGCACGATCCTGTTGGTCCTTCGGGAGCCCAGCAGGTTATGGAATGGATTCGTGCCAAGTACGAGTCGGTTACTGGCCGTGAGGGCTATGCCGACTTCTACAAGCGTGACATCCAGTTGAAGCTCCTTGATCCAGTCGGAACGGTTGTTCAGCTTTGGGATATCAAGGGTGCATTCATCACGGAAGCAAACTTCAACGACCTTTCCTACGAAGGATCGGACCTCGTTGAGATTTCGCTCACACTTCGCTACGACAACGCTGTCCTGCAATTCTGAGAACTGGCCTTCGGGCTTTCTCTTGCAGAACTCGAAGCTTACCTTCCTTTTCTTCTTTTTGCTTCGGCATCTTGGTTGCATTCTTGGCAGTAGGGGACAGCCAAGACCCAACCCTCTTGGTTGTGGTAGTTCACTACTTCCGCAATAACACGGTGGAACAAGCCAGTTCCTCCCATGGATGCCTCCAGGCTATCGTAATCCTTCATGACCTCATCGGCGGTTGTTGCCAACTTGTTGAGAGCAATGAGGATGATTTCATGGAAGAGTGGATTCTGGTGGTGGATCTGCTTTCCTTCCGCTGATCGGCAGTGGAAGCAAGGTGGAATGCCGTGGAACATGTGCACGTACTTGGAGTAAACAGCTCCTCTCCACTCCACATTGATCTCTTTGCTGTCCCGGATAATGTCCGAGAGACGAGAGAAGGCACTCTTCTTTGTGTGGCTTCCTGCAATGACCCTCGCAAGCTCAAGGGTCTCCACCCTGGGAGGTGGCTCCTTGATGCTCTCCATTGGCTTTGTGGCGGCTTCTGCTGGCGGCTCATCCTCGACAAGGAGGGTTTGTTGTTCCTGCACGGGGCGGACTTTCTTGACCCTCTCAAGGACTTCCACGACCGGCTTTTTCCGCCTGACAAGCATGGCTTGGAGGGAAACCAAGGAGGTTGGCTGAATCAGCATTGCCAGCATCAAGGAGCGAACACCATGCTTGAATCCATCCCCTGAAGGATCGCAGAAGGGACGGTGGTACTTCTGCTCGTATGCCTTGAAGAAGTCACGCTTGTGGTTGTTGTCCAGGAAGTGATCCCACAATGCACCCCATCGAAGGAAGGTCAAGGTGCAAGGAC